ATAATTACCGTTAGTAAGAGCCAATATATGCGCACACTTATGTTCTTGAGGAATTTCAGAATGTTCCACGTCAATAATATTGGTATCAGGATGACCCCAATCAACAGTGAATAAATATTGTCCGTGATAAAATTTTTTATTAACTCCCAAATATTTGCCATTTAGGCCATCCAGCCAATCAAAGCAGTGAATACTAGGCCAATAACTAAAACTGTTCCACAATTCCAACTCGTGTAAACACATATCTGGCACTTCGGTTCTATTAAATTGTTTTTGGAAAAACGCTGAGATAGGCAATCTCCAATAACACGCACCGTTTGTAAGCATGATATTAAATAAGATAGCACGCCCTGAGATTGACGTGAGCCCAAAGATAACACAGTCAAAAGATTCTTTATTATATTTTTTATCCATATCATAAAGATATTCCTTTCTTACTTTACAATATATGGGAGGTATATTTGCGTTTAGATAAGCCATTTTTATATTTGTTCCTCCAATACTCTCTTCTTTCTAATTTTCTAATTCTATAATCATATTTATCTAAACCAAATAGTTTAGAGAAAAAAGTTTTTAACATTTCCATCTTCTTCTCGCTTGTCTAAGTCTTGAATTGGGATCCCTAGCAGCCTTAGGAAACTTTTTCATTTGTCCTGCACTTCTAGCACAAAATGACTTACGTCTCTTTGCGTCTTTTGACCCAGGCTTAACTTTGCCAGTTACTGCTGTTTTTAATTTTGATCCAGGATTAGCTCGTCTATATGCAGCTACACCTGCAGCTGTCATACCAGCCCCTCTTTTGGTTGGTCTAAAATTTTTTTTATTACGTGGTGGCATTACATCTCCACCACGTTTAAATCCTAAAATCTCTAAACCAGATTTATTCATAACTATTACGTATATACTAATGTAACAGAACCAGTATTAGACATTGTTGCGTGAACTGCAGTCTTAAATCTAATACCACTTCCAGGTAAATAGATATCTAAACCTTCTTGTTTAAAATGTCCTTCAAACAAAATTTTACCACCAGTTCCAACACTATCTCTTAAAATAACTGATGCATCAGTAGCAAAAGCTCCTGAACCTTTTGCTTGAATATAAGTAACTCTGCATGGTCCTAAATTTGTAGATCCTCCAGATACAGTTTTTACCTGTCCAGTCGATGCTATCCTCGTACTACTCTGGTCACTTGTGAATGATCCTCCACCTGCCATAATTTACTCCTTTTTTTGGTGCTCCCGAAGGAGCACCTATTAATTATTAGATTTTACCAATCAATTCAGAAGCATTTCTGTTCTGAGTTGTACTAATATAGTCTAATGTTGTTACTCTCTGTCCAGATGCAGAAGCTGATACTGAAGCTGCAAACATTTGCATATCATCAGTATTGATGTTTGCCGTAACAGTAGCTGCTAATACTCTGTTTACAAAAAACTCAACTTTTCCTGCTCTGTCACATCTAAAACCTACAGTATCATATTGATCATCCACTATAGTGTGTGTAGTGTGTTGAACTTGATTTGTTCCTGAAGCATTTTTAGTTACAAATCTGTAAAACTGCTCACCATTGTTAGATTCAATAGAGATTCTGTTTGCAGATCTCCATCCTGAAGTTCCAGTAAAAGTCTCAACTAATCCAGTCCCATAATCAGTAGCGTTAGCATCATTATTTTTAATTCTTGCTTCGTACCAAATTACTGTGCCTGGGTTTGTGATTGCTCCTGTGCTATCTCTAGTTTCAGCTACAGCTTGAAAACTATTTTGAGTTTTTACTAAAGCCAAACCGTTATTATCTGTAGTGTTAGCAGATGTTAAAGTCACTGCTCCACCTACTTCATTAGAGATTCCAGCCGCTGCGCCACCATCTGCAATAGATGTAGACCATTCTGCTGAAGGTAGTGTGTTATAAATAAAATCGTCTTTATAACATACAAAGTTAGGATTGTTATCTACTGGTAAATCCTTGAACCATTTTGTTTTTTCAGATAACCCAGCAAACATAACCGGATTTCTAAAGTGTGTACCTGCCATAATTTCCTCCTGTGTATAGCCGTTGCACTATGTCGTCTCTATACCGTCTGCCTAGTCAGTCGACATAATTAATTTATCTAGGGTGTTTCTATTATACATAAAAAAAGGGGCGATGCAAATGCACCGCCCCTTAATATTTAATACTGTTAATTAGTATTAACTAGTTGGTAAATTTCCGTTACCAAATACACATCTTGGATCAGAAAATCCAAAAGAGTATCTTTCTCTAGCTTTAAATCTAACGTTACCAGTATCGAAGTCACCTTCCATCGCTGTTTTGATTGGTGATCTAACGAACATTTTGAATCCATTAGGTACATCAGTCAATAGGAAGTAAGAGTCAGTATCTGTTAGGAAGTTATTGATAACATAACCTTCAGGTACCATTCCCATGCTTCTTACAGCATTGATGTCATTATCAGCAGTCTGAGTTCTCATAGGAGACTTCATTAGTCTCTCAGCAGTAAATTGTAATTCTTTTGGAATTATCATTTTTCTACCTTGAGAAGCTATTTTTAAGCCTCTTTCATCTACGAAACCAGAAATGTCGATTAATGATTGCTCTAACGAAGTTTCGTTTAAGTCTGCAGCTGTAGCAAGAACATTTGAGAAAGTTCCGCCTGTTGCAAGTGGGTGTGAATCATTGATTAATGATACTCCGTCACCACCTGTTACAGTTGTAACTTGCGCGTTGTTCAATACGTTTGCAGCTTTAACTTGCTTCGTATTTGACATTGATCTTGCAAGAGCTCTTGTGTATCTCGCTGCAAGTCTGTCGTATAGGTTATCTTCGATTGCTTCTTCAGTGATAGAAAATGCAAGCGCGATTGTTTCGTGGTTGTATCTAGCTGTGAAAGTTTCACCTGCTTGATCGAACACTACTCCAGCACCTTCTTGTTTAACCGGTGCAGAAGCAAATCCGCTTAACATTACTTCCTCTTCGAAAGCTCTGTCAGATGTTTCTGTGTTGTATATCTCCGCATGTTGATTTTCATAACGGTTATACTCCAGGCCGAATAAAGCATTCAAACCTGGCTCTAGTTCTTTAACTAGCTGTGATCGTGATATTGCCATAGTTATTCTCCTTTATCTATTATAGGCCTGTTCCACTTCTGTAGAAGTGATTGTTTATTCGAACAAGTATATTTGCGTTTGCATTACTTGTGTCCGAGTTATCAGGATCTTGCGAAATATCAATTGCCTGAACGACAAAAGTAGATGCAGTACCTGAAACACTAACATCAAGTTGTGTTTTCGATATACCTGTTTGCGTTACACCAGTAGTGTTTGTCATCGAATAGTTTTTGAAAAGATCCGCTCTTGTAAAAGCTGCATCTGCATCAGCTAAGAACACAGCATCTGGGTCATCAATAACGAATGCAGTAATGTCACTCGCTACAATTGAACCTGGATAAAAGTTCTTAAACGTAGGCTTCGATGTAGTTGGATCAGTGTAAAAAACTCCGTTGAAAACACCCACAACAGCGTCCGATGTGTTAGGTGTATGTCTTTCAATATTTCCTGCAGTTGTTGGTTGTACCAAATCACCTTGGAAAATTGCAGTGCCATAGTTACTAGCAATCGTGTATCTGTTCTGAGCTCCTACTAATGGTGTTCCGTCCAGTTTTCTGTAAGGTCTTAGACCAAACTTTTCTGCGACATTAGCCATAGTGTTTTCTCCTTTATTGTTTATTTATCCAAGCTACTTAAGTAGGTATCGCAAAAATATTACTTTTTACGAGAACCGCCAAAGGTAACTCTAGACTGCCTCTCAATATTGATTGGCATGTCCGGGTGTTGTTCCTTCATAAGATCTCTATCTATCGCGTCCGTTCGGTCTTGAGTAATTTTTCTAAAATACTCAGCACGACTTTTCAAAATCTCTTCAGGTATCCTTGCCAACACAAGGCCACCAATTCCGACTAAACCAGCATGTCTTCCTTCCATAATGACTGGAAATTGATTTTCACCTATTTCACTTTTCAGTGTTTCAGCTTTTACAAATTCCCAACCTTCTCTAAGTTTTTTTGAAACGTTTGCAACGTCCTCAAAACCCATTGTTGCAGTTCGTATCCATCTATGTGCATACCCCTGCGGTGCAGCTGGTGCATCTAAACTGGATGGTGGTGTCCAATCCTTCTTACGAGACTCATTAGCTCTCGTATTGGACAGGCGTGAAGTTTTGATTTTATCTTCCATGTTATGCTCCTTCCTTCACGTATTTTGCGTATTCCTCCAGTGGCACTCCTAATTTCTTAGCGATAACTACCTGTGATTTAGTGAGTTTCACAGACTTGCGTCCACCTGATCTTCTGCTTACAGAGGCCACGTTTTGGACGGGTGCAGCCTTAGTCGTTTCTTCAGAAGATTGTGCAAACTTTTGAGGGAAATACTCCTTCATACGTTTGTTGATTTGATTATAATACTCGTCACTATCTGAAGCAACCCCCTGCTGAATTAAGTCCTCATGAATACCCATTGCGGCACTCGTAAGAACTCTATCAGATCCAAACCACTCATTATCTTCTGCCCATTTCTGAGCTTTCTGACTAATAGGTGCTTGTTCAATAGGTTGTGCTTCTTCCTGTGGCTTTTGTTCTTTTCTTTTCTCTTTTTCACTTAAAGAGATTGAGACCTTCTCTTTCTCAACAGCTAATTTAGTAAGTTGATCATTTGCCTCCATAATTTTGTCGGCATCTTGAGATTCTATTGCACTTTTAAGATTAGCTTTCACCTGATCTCTCTGTGCATCAATACGAGCATCGTATTCCTTTAAATAGCTTGTATCTGTCTCTTCAAGTTTTTTATCAACTTGTTCATATTTCTGTTTAAGACCCTTAGCATAATCAGTTGCAGCTTTTTCTCGCCTCTCTGATTCTCTAAGTTGAAAAGTTAGTTTTTTAATTCTCTTTTGAACTTTATCAGAGTAATCTTTAAGATCCTCAGTTTCTTCTTTTTGAGGTTCTTTATCTTCTAACTTAACCTGTCTTTCGTTTTCATATGAAATATCCGTATCATGATCTTTTTTCTTCTCATATGTACGTTTATCGCTGTGATCAGTATACCCTAGATCTACCTCTTCTTTTGGTAGCTCTGTGGCCTCTGGTTCTTTTGGTGTCTCTTTAATATCAACGGATTCTTCGTTGACACCATCCGTGTCAAGCTCCACTTCTGGAGCTTTTGTTTCTTCTACCATGTTTCCTCCTTAGTAATGGTGCAAAATATCACGTGGATTTTTAATAGTGCTAATGATTTCATCATCATTAAGCACTCTTACCTCTCCACCTTCAATCTTGAATCTTGAACCTGCATACCTACTGAAAATTACCCAATCATTAAGTTTGCACCAACCTCCAAGCGGAAACTTTTCTTTGTCTCTATAACAAAGGTTCCCCATTTTAAGGACAAGACCACATACGGTAGTCATTTGTATTGTTTCTTGTGTTGTATCACTGAGAAGAATACCACCCTTAGTTTTTTTAGGACCAGCATAAGGCAGAATTAACATTCTGTACCCTGTTGGATTTGGTAGTCTATCTAGTAGTGAATCATCGATCGCTTTTGGATCTAGAACTGTAGAAATTTCTTCCTCTGGTTTATACGAGTCTTTTAATTTCTCAGTCCGTTTCGGTTTCTCCGTGGACGTTTGCATCTTTTAACTCCTGTTTGTTCAGCAGGTCTTTCAGTTCCTGTTGCAAAGCCTCTATGGCTTTGATTTGACCCCTAACATATTGTAGTTTATCTAGGCTGTCAACACTATATATAGCGGCATTCTTAAGAGTTTCAAGTTGCTTCCTCATTAAATTTTGAAACAATGAAATTGTATACGGATCCATTATTTACACTCTCCTCCTGTTAAAGGATAGTAATTTATATTAATAACAATTCTACATTTTTGATCAGTGCAAGTTGAACCTGCATGACTCATATTAGAATCAAATTCTATAAGTCTATTTGCAATACTTTCAATTTTTTTTCCATCTGCAAATTTTGTGTAGCCATTATTTGTATTTATATAATAAATCGCTGTTCTGTTGTTAAAAAAATCTGTGTGAAATGCATGTTCTCTAATTTTTTCCGTTTTAACTAATAAATTAGCCTTTATTCTACAAATAGCTTTTACATTTAACTTTTGTATAATTGGCTCTAACATTCGATATCCTTCAGAGCTTGGACCCTCACGACCAACAAAAAGTCTGTGAGTAAATTGATATAAGTCAATATCAGATAGTTCAGACGCATCAGTTATAAAAGGATTAAAATACCATGGGAAGTAAGCACTCTCCATTGTATTTTTTAAATCATCAAACTCTTTCTTTGGTAAAAAATTATCTATAATGTTAATCATATTTTTTTAAAACTAATTTATTTTCACCTATATGTAACGGTTTTATATCTAACATTTTTGCAATATCAACAATCATTGGTGATTTATATGTCGGCCAATCATCTAATATCATCATACCATTATTGTTTAATCTCTCACCAAAAAACATAACTTCTTTTAGTACATCATAGGTTGTGTGTGGACCATCTAATAAAACTAAATCATAATCATTTCTAATTGTTTTTAATTTATTATATATTGGAACTCCGTTACAATATTTTTCCATAAATTCAGTATCGCACATTGGTAACAATATAAAATTGTGAAAATTTAAATTTTGTAAAACTGTTGTTTTCATTGAATTAGGGTATGTTGGAATAACACCAGAAGAGTGTTTTACATCTGAATCTTTATCAAAATGTTGATACCTAAGTTCACCATAAGGATCAACACCTACGTGCCAATGGTTTTTATTTTTTAATGATTTTAAAATTGTTTCTGAACCTTTACCCAATCTCACACCAATTTCTAATGTAAATGGATTATCACTTTTGATTAATTGACAACATTTTTCAATTAATTCATATTCAATACTATCGCCCTCGAGCATTGAGGTAGTATAGTTAGTTTTTATCTTTTTGCAAATGTTTTGACGTTTGTTGGCTTACCACCTACACCCTGTGCTCTAGCTCTTTTTCTTGCAACGGCACTCCGCTTCTGAGAGTCTGTCATCCTTGCCGCTTTGGCAGCAGGGACGCACTTTGGATACTTTCTTTTTGATCCATCTGCAGATTTTCTTCCACATGGTTTATGTCCTCCCCCTTTTTTCTTTGATCCAATGTCCACCCACTTTTGAGCAAACCATTTTTTTAATCCACCTTTACTCATTTTAGGGACACAGTTAGGCACCATCTTATTGCCTTTCTTTTTCATGCCAGCTTGTACATAACCATCCCAACAAGTTCCTTGACTGTAACCACCTTTTTTAAATTTTTTTCCAAAAAAAACTCCCTTGTAGTCTTCACCTATTCTAATACCAAACTCTGATTCAACTTCTCGTGTAGGCAGGCCAGGTACAAATTCTTCTTTTAATTTTTGTCTTCTGATTGTTATTGACGGTTTAACACCAGGACTTTTGCTTTTTCTTATGTCTTCATCAGTAAAATAGGGTTTAGGTGTGAAGTCTTTTGTACCAGTATCAATTTGAATTCTTGTTAATTTATTAGCCATTACATTAAATCTTTATAGTAATCAGCCATTCCACCTTTTGTATATCCTTTTGCAGGATTATTAAGTTCGGCTTTCAAGCCTCCTTTTGATTTTTTATCAACTAAAGTTCTTCTTTTTGTAACTGGGTCTTTACCAGTTCTTTTTTTATACATTTTTTCTAACGCTGCTTTTGTAACCAATGCTGCTCCTGCAACACCTGCAGCTATCTTACCAATTCTAGTTGCTTTAGCTGCTTTTAAAGCTCTTTCACCTAAGGCTCTCTTATAATTTTTTGGACCTGCTTCAGTCATTTTTTTCAAATCTGAATATGGATTTTTTGTTTTCATTAATTGTTTATCTAAAGTTTTTGCGCTTATTCCAACCGCACGACTTTTAGCAGGAGCCTTTCCTGTAGCTTGCTTCAAACCTTTTAAATATTTTTGATAGTCAACAGCTTTACCCATTCTGGCTTCAACCATATTAGCTTTTTGAATTCTGCCTAATGCAGATCTTGAACCTGCAGTCATCATCGCGCCTTTTCTCATGCCTAATTCTTTTTTCATTCTCTCTAAAGCTTCTTTTTTAGAATCTTTTCTTTTTTTAATTAACTTTGCTGGATCTGCTTGTTGTTTATTTTTTTTATCATTTTTCATCATACCACCTGTTGCAGCGGGTTTTGGTCCTCTGAAATCTTTTCTTTTTACACCAGATGGATCTTTAATTTTACCTGCACAAATCTTACTAGCATATGCGTTCGCGTATGCACTGGGATATACCTTAAATTTTCTTTTAGCTGCCGCTTTACCTCTAGGACATAGTTTAGTCATTATTTTTTTCCTCCGTTTCGGAATATTTGTGTACCCTTTATACCATATATCGATGCCACAACCAAGATCCACAGGTTAGTGAACCATGACGGGAGCTGCGAAAACATCTCGAAGAACAGTTTTACCTTATCCATAGCAGATGGGTCATCCGATATAACTGCCCAAGCGAGCACCACCACGGGCAAACTAAGAATTATGAGAACTGCCTCATCTTTCCAGTCTGATTGACGGGCTTCTAACAATTTACCCTGGTAAGATTCCTCACCACGGGCCATACGCTCTGCATGCATCAATTGTGCATCAGACATGGCCATTTTCGTCTTCTGCTTGTTAGCATATATTTTACTTCCTGCGCTAACTGCTAATTTTAAGGCACTCAACCACATTATTGTATTTCTCCTGTCTTCGTTTACACATATAACTTATCATTTTATCTAAACTAGTTCTAGCCCCCTTACCGTTGATACGCCATCTCCAGGTATTTTTGTGATGAGACTGTCTTTTTTTGCAGGGGTACATGCAACCACCAAAAAATTCATAGAATCTAGTGACCATGTCCTTATCGGTTGTTTCGACTGAGCAAGCTAAGTATTTTTGCCTCTTCCATTTTGACCAAATGCCAAAACTTCCCTCTCCATCAAAAACACCAGCTAAAAATATTATTTTATTTTTTTCTGATAGATTTTCGTAGCCTTTTTTTACCATCTTTAGACCTCATCATCTGTAAACCTTGCGGATTTGGTCCTCTTTTGGGCGGTGGCCCAAATTTAACTCCACCACTTAGTCCTTTTCTAACGTTGCGTCTTCCTGATTGCATTTTTTCCTGCTTTAAATATTGCTGCTACTCTTGATTTGCCCATAACTTTGGCACGTTGCTCACCAACTGTGAGAATCTGTATTTTTCTAGCAAAAGGTTTGTTAATATTTTTTACTTTTCGCACAGTTGCACTTGCATCTGCTGGTGTAGCAAATTTAATTCTTACCGTGTCTCTTGGATTTTCATCAGTGTAGAGCCTTCTACCTGAACCTTTAGGTTTTTTACCTGTGCCAACTCTTGGATCTTTATTTTTTCGCAATTTTTTCCCTCGCTACCTGTAATCTTTCATCAGATTGTTCATCTTGTTGCTGAAGTTTATCATAATCATATTGTAATCTAGCACCAGCTCTTTGATTTTCTAAATCTTGTTTTAATCTGGTCTCCTCAGCTTTTCTTTGCATGTCCATAGCTCTTAAATCTACTTCTTGTTGTTTAATTCTTACTAACGGATCTTGTTTAGCAGCATTAGCTTTCATTTCTGCTTGTACTAATTCATTTGTTATTTGTGCAGCCTTCTTTGCAACCTCAGAATCAAAAATAATTTGAAAAGCTTGTGGATTTTCACGTTGCATTTGTGCCATTTCTTGATCATCAGACATCATTAACTTAACTTCTGCTCTTGCTTTGAAAGAAATGTGATCAGAAATGTGTGATTGTAACAATGCATAAACTGCTGGATTGATTTGTACCATTCTAGAGTTCATAAAAGCCATGTGTGCAGTCAAATGTGCATCATGATCTTGAAATTCAAAGGCAGTTAGTAACTGCATTTGCAGTGCACGTGCATTTTCTTTTGCAGGATCCATCGGTTCAGGTTGTTTTGGTGCAGGTTTTAACAAAGTTTCTATTTGTTTTGTGCCTAACGCTTCATAAACACGTCTATAAGCTTCATGAATGTTGTGAATTTGTGGATTTGTTTGTGCA